AACAATGGTGACGATTGCGTCATCATTTGCAAGAAAAAGGACCTCAATCGATTTTCCGAGGGGCTGGATCACTGGTTTAGGGAGATGGGGTTTAATATGGTCGTTGAAGAGCCAGTCTACGAGCTTGAGAAGGTGGTGTTCTGTCAGTCACAACCAGTGTACGATGGGGTGTCTTGGACTATGGTCCGTGACCCCCGCACTTGTGTTGCGAAAGACTGCATCAGCCTGAAGCCGTGGCGGAACGCCAAGGAGTATGAATCTTGGATTAAGTGCGTTGGGATGTCTGGCAGTTCGCTGGCAGGTGGCATTCCTGTGCTTGATCCATTTTATCGCTCTTTTGTACGTGCCGGCCGCAACGCCAAACCCCTATCCCTACACGACCCTACGCTCATCGGAGGACTGTTCTGGCAGTCCAAGGGTATGCATAGACGCGATCTCACTATTAGTGAGACTGCCAGATATTCCTTCTGGCGGGCGTTCGACATTACACCCGATGAGCAGGTGGCGATTGAGAGTGAGTATCACGCCACCACTCCCTACTACCAGAAAGTGCGCCATGACTGGGAGTTTTTACCCTGCCATGAGCACACCCTTCTTTCCTGAAGCCCTTTGGGCACGTTACCAGATATAACTGGTTTAACAAATAGCATCTAGAAGGCCACTAGACATCAAATCAGCAATTGGGTTGCGGAGTGTAGAACAGCCAAAACTGTGAAGCGCCAGTGTGCTAACGTACGTGGTGTGGACGCAAAACTTCAGTACTAAGGGGTTTCCCCGGAATGTCAAGAGACTGCACGGCTGTGCGTTCTTGTAATGTTCTCCGCGATGTACAGTCCTGTTTGGGTGGCAGATCCAATACACACCCACATACACATACATATTTAAATATATTCAAACTGGCGATAGTCGTTGTACTTAGTGAGAATGGCAAAGTTAAACAAATCTACGACACAGAAGAAGGGCGCAGGCAAACCAAGGAATGTCCGAACTGCAGATACAGGCAAGGCTGTGATGGGGGTGGGTCCGACCCAAACCCAACAGCAGGAGCTGATCATCCCAGTCAAGAACGGGGCGGCGGAGTTCACACTCCACCCCTCCAACATTCCTTGGTTGGCGAACGTGGCGCCGTCGCACCAGGAGTGGTCCCTCGCAGGACTGCGGATCTGGTACGAGCCTCGGGTAGGGACAACCACGGCGGGGACGGTGGCGGTTGCTCTAGTCCAGGACTTCAGCGATACAACGCCGCAGTCGCTGAATTCAATCACCCGTCTTTCCGGCTCGAAGAGAGGCGCACCGTGGACCCCCTTCGTCTTGTCAAG